TTAGTAATGATGGTGTTGAACCTGAGGTAAAACAAACTATAGAAAAAAAGAAAAAACCAAGGTCTCCAGCACAAATAGCTGCTTTTGAAAAGGCAATAGCAAAAAGGAAATCAAATCTAGAAGCAAAAAAGAAAGTTAAAATAGAAGAAAAAAACCCTGAAATAAAAGAAGAGGTTAAAGAAATGGTAAAAATTAATACAACCAGTACTAATGAAAATGCTTTCCCATCTACACAAACTGGATTTAATCCTTTAGATGTAGATCTTACAGCATGGATAGAACAAGATAATACGCCAGAACCAGAAGTAGAAGATAATGATGAAGACGACCAGGATTATGCCGATAATGAAGAAAGTAGTAGTAGTGAGGAAGAAGAGATAATAGTTAAAAAGAAACCTAAAAAAATTAAAGCAAAACCTATCCCAATTCCTAAGAAGAAACCAATAGAAAAGAAAAAGAAACAAAAAATAGTTTATGTAAGTGATAGTGAAGATGATGAACACGAGGTAGACCCTTTAGCTGGTCTTGACTTTAGGTCACGCGCCAGGCTTCGTGGCTTCTAATATGTCGTATTTATACCTATAATTAAAATTTAAAGATATGTCTAAATACGACATATATATAAAATAAAAAAAAATTCAATTTTTAAATATTTAATTAGTTTATAATGGAACCCAGCACTTTAGAAGAAACTCGAGAAGTAGAAGCACGAAGAGAAAATCAAAATATGGAAGATATGGAAGATGATGATTTAGATATATATTTCCAAATGCTAGAAGATGATATTAGAGAAGGAAATGACACTGGTAATATTGTCGAAGTAGATAGAGATGATGTCGCTGATATTGACGCATCTAATATCTTTAATCCAGAAGGACTGAGAAGCATTCCGTCTGAATTGTCTTTAGGTCTATTAACTAGAATTGGTACTCTGAGTCCTGATGATTATTTTAATATGCATGGGGGATACCCGAGAGATCTAGACCGATTTAACAGACAAATTGATTCACAGGGTCTAGCTATGCAAGACATGCTACGGGCAAGAATAAATATGACCCCAGAACAACGTGCACAGGATCTTAAAAGAAGGGAAGATCAAGAAAGAAGAAGAGAGAGAGAAGAGAGAGAGCTACCCCCGAGTTATAGACCACCAACTAGTCGCGGTGATGGCCCACCAACTTATAGAGAATTTCAAAATCCTTTTTAGATAGTAAATATACATTATCAATATAACTAAAGACCACTCTTTAGTCTTATTATATATAAAAAGCAACTATGATAATTTTAATAGTTGTTTTTTATATATATAAAAAATATCTATGTATTATAATACAAATGACTACCAAGCAAGAATGCCCCCATTGTGGTAAAATGCTAGTTAATATTAGAGAGCATATACGGACTATACACCCACAAACACCAGAAGACTTACAATATAAAGAAAAAGAGAAACTAAGACGCAGGGAATATGCTAGAAATAATAGAAATATTCTTAATAAATGTAATTTAGCTTGGAGAACTAATAATCCAGAAGCCTATAAAGCATCTAATAGAAAATGGGCTGATAATAATAAAGAACGAATGAAACAATATAGAATTGATAATAAAGAACATCTACAAAAAATTAATAAAATAAATAGACGCCAGAGAATAAATTGTATAGATTGTGGAGTTGAAATTTCTAAAGGGTATTTATCCCAACATAAAAAGTTTTGTTGTAAAAATCCTGAGTATGGTCAAAAGAAGAATAAAGATAAAGAAGATAAACTTATTAGAAATGAAAGTAATAATATCATTAAAGGAAAGAAAGCTAGGAAACCTAGAAAAATCAAAGAAGATTATAAACCAATTAGTGAAATGGATAAACTTAGAGCTCAAATAAAGAGAGCAGAGCAACAAAAAGCAATTAAAAGAAATCTTACCATCAAGAATGATGTAATATTAGAATTCTAAAACTAATATTTAGTAAAAGTTAAAATAAGTTAAAAAGTTAAAATAGACCCATATTTTACAAAGTCCAAGGGAAAATTGAAATTTCTTATAGACTATTCAAAAAAGGGTGTTATTTTAACTTTTTAACTTATTTTAACTTTTTAATTAGAAGACTATTAATATATTTAGTCTTCATCTATTTCAAATTCATCAGTTTTTACACGATAACCAATAAGGCAACTATTACAAGTGCTTTTAACTACATTTTGTTTTTTTACATAGTCATCAAAGAAAGTATTTCTAAAGAAGTCTATTACTTTATTCTTTGTATATAGTTTCTTTTCTTGTTTTTCCAAATATTTAAATTCTTCACTATGTCTAATGATATCTAAGAATTGAGTAGCAGTTATTAAAGTTTCTTTAGTCTTATCAAATTCACATTTTTCTATCTTATCCTCAAATACCATTAATGGAATATTACACTCTTTAAGGAATTCTTTACTTCTTTCTTTAACTACAGACGGTTCATAGATAGTATCATTATAATCCAATAACCAGAAAAATAAAGAAATTCTACGAGGTATCCAATAGACCTCAGTCTTATATATTGGATTAGCAGGTAAATACCCATCTAAATTTAATTTATCTGGGTCGCGTGTATATCTTTTATTAAAGAATACATCAATATACCTTCTACTCATAGCATCGCCGTTTTCACCTTGAATTTTTGGTCGAGCATTACACTCCGCCACATAAGTAGCGGCATTATTTACTCTTGTTATGCTGGAATACATACCACGAGCATTTATAATAGGATTTGTAAGTTTCTTAATACTATCTTCTAATAATATACTATCTTCCTTGATTTCACTTATAACACAATATCTTTTACCATTTAACTTTGATATTGCTGGTAATGGTTTATCATCAGTTATTTCCTTAGTAATAACAGAATGACTAATATCGTGGAAGTAATTACCTAATAATACCTTCATAGCAAAATTGATAAGTCCTTTACCATTACCACCGCTACCATTAGCAAGAGTAAATTTTTCTTCTAATACACCAGTTAGACCGCTTCTACAAACACTAAAAAAGCATTTTTCCACTTCTTTATTACTGAATATATCACCCATTAAACTATTGATTTCATCTTTATAATCAAAAGAAGGTTCTTCATAGTCATAACCAGTAGTAGTTGTTATATAATCATATTTATCTCTATTGATGAATTTTCTATTTTTAATATCATAGGTTTTATTATTCCAAGAGAATAAATAAGGGTTGCTATCCATTAGTATATCTTTACCGTTATTCTTGAGTTTATCAAATATATAATCTATGATATGTTTAGTATTGGTAGCACTTTTACAACCCTTAATATTTTTTTCTATTTGCTTGATATGGTCTTTATGGGTTTCTTTTTGACTACAAATATTACATTTACAATTTTTTTCTACATTAGTACATACTTCCAAGTTAGACATTTTATAATAAATTTTTCTTAATTCTTTATTTAAATAATCTAACAACTTATCAGTGGTTAATGATAGCATAAATTCTTTTTTCTTTTCTTCCCAAATAGATTTAACAGAATTAAAACCATAATAACACTCTCTAGTAGAATGATAAAACACATCATCACTTATATTTATGAATATTTCAGCGTAATCAGTGTCGCCTAACTCCTCATAAGGTTTGATAGGTATTTTATTGAATTTGTCTAATATTTCATAGTGATTTCGTCCATTACTCAATTTACTATAATAATAAATAGTTCCAACACTATAATTTATTCCCTTAATACCATTAACAATATTAGTATAATCTCCACTTTGGTATTTACTGCTTTTTTTACTAAAATAATCTATGTAGTCAATTTCATTAATGGCTTTTAATGCTCCAACAATATTAAACCAACTTTTAAAATTATCACAATACTCAACGCTAATGTTATTCAATAGTGCTTCTAAAAACTCATTATTCATCTTTTTATCAATTTCTTCTACACAATCTTCATTAGTTTTAAATTTAATAATTTGTTTAACTTCATCTTTACTAGTGTTAAATGTTGGGAATTGTTCTTTAACAATATCCATATCCATTTTAAATATACTATTACCATACATTTTATTAGATTTAAACCAAATAAAATCTGTTATTAAATCTTTTTCATTGATAGTATCAATAACTTTAGTAGCACCTTTGAACTCCTCATTTTCTATTATAAAATGAAAACCCTTAGTATTTCCTTCAGTATAATAACAACCCTTTAAAAATGGATATTCGTCTAAGGTTTCTACAATAGTTCTATTTTTCTTATCATCATCAAAAATCGCTAATGATGTATTATGAATATCAAACTCCATAACACAATAACGAGTTTCATTATTTTCATTAGCCAACCAAACAGAATTATTATAACATTCGTTTTTAGTCCAGTTATGCTTTCTACCACAGATATTAATTTTATTACCTTTACTATCTTTAGTGTAATGTATCCACTTAGGTTTTACGCCCCATTGTTGCATTAAATTACTTAAGGATTTAACTTCTGTTATAGGTGATGGAGTAAGTGGTTCTTCATCAGCCATTTTATCATTCTCAACGATTTTTAAATTCTTTTTTCCCATTTGTATATATTAATATAAGATTATTTTTTTAAGTAATTTTATACAAATAATTTAATATTAATATATATAAACTAGCATAAAATAAGACCTATTAGACCTTAATATAGTATACTTTTAAATTTTCTAAGTTTATACAAATAATAACTAAATATGATAAAATAGTAGAATAAATCAAAAGTATTCATTTCTATTCAAATATAATTAGTTCAATATTTAAAAATAAAATATTAGAATATATTATAAACCTATGCGGTTCTAATAATATATTAGACATATTACATTTTATTAGAACAGAAAGATACGTAGAAGAAACGTCAAATATAAAGATTAAT